ACGTCTATCTGTGCGAAGTAGGCCATAGCGCAGTCCCCTTAGATCGCGTACCGAATGATGACGACGCCCTTGCCGCCGTTGCCGCCTGTCGAGTTGGGCACATCGCCGCTTGCTCGCGCATATGACCCACCACCACCGCCGCCGCCGTAATTGGCCGTGGCGTTGCCACCCGTGTCGGCGTTCGCTCCTCCGCCACCGTTCCCAGCATTGGTGCCACCGCTGCCAGCCGTGTTTCCTGACCCCCACAGGTTGTTGCGAGTGCCACCACCAGCGCCGCCGCCGTAGGACTGTGATGAGCCGCTGATGCTGCTGGCCTTTGCGGCTCCGCCGTTTCCGGCGGTGTTACTGCTGGCGTTGGCGCCTGCGCCGTCAGCCCCGCCGCCACCACCGGCGGCGCGAGTATTGGTAGTTGGAGAAGTGCCGGAGGTGCCACCGTTGCTGCCTTGGCCCGACGTTCCCGTACCACCACTACCGGCCCCAGAACCATCGTTGCCTGAGCCGCCTCCGCCGCCACCTGAACCACCGTTGCCGCCGGAACGATTAGCAGCCGTACTGGTGATACCGCCGCCACCCAAGCCACCGCCGTCAGCGGTTAGACCCAGCGCAGAGGAGTTGCTTCCGACTGATCCATTGGCGTTGTTTCCACCGCTTCCACCAGCCCCCACCGTGATCGTGAGGTTACCCAGTGCCGCGGTTCTGTTGACTCCAGACAGCATCCCACCACCACCACCGCCGCCACCGGCAGTACCGCCCCCACCGCCGCCGCCAGCGACGACGAGGTACTCGACCAGTCCGGCTTTCGTGCAGGTGAAAGTCCCAGAGTCGGTGAATGTGTGGATTCGGTAGCCGCCAGACTCCGTAACGGTCCCACCAGTACCGCGCGCCCATTGAGTAGAACGGGCTGACCGTGAGCGTGCCCCGCCAAGCCCCGAGCCTGACGCGCTCTTGAACGGCATTACGAAATCTCCGCGACAGCCGCCGAAAACGTGCAGGTATTGGCAGACGACGACGCACGAAGGAACGTAGACGGACCAATAGACAGCGGCCCGAAGGACAGCGTGTCATTAGCCGCGATCACTACGTCATAAAGCAGCCACTCGGACGCGCCCGGTGTACCTGCCGTGGTGTCTGTGCCGAGGCGCACGGTCACCGCTGACGACGCATGATTAGCGATCAGGATGTTAGAGATGATGGCCGACTCTGACGCGCTTGTGTCGTAGAGGGTTACATAGGTCCCGGTCGACGCCGACCCTTGAACCTGCGAAATGGTGTACGAGGTAGGCATTGCTTACACTCCCGCGAGAAATAGAGGGTCGATGACAGAGCCGCTAGGTGCGGCCCACTTGACTTTGGCTACACCGCTCCCAGCGGTGTCCACCGTGAGAACGTGACCATTTGTGCCGAGGGCAAGGCGCCCGACTGTGTTGTCCGCACTTCCGACGATTAGATCCCCAGCGGCGTCAACTAGGGCTTTAGTGACATACTGCGTATGAACGTCCGTAGAGTTGTCATTAACGTGTGAGTTCGTCTCATCGAAATCACGAGCTGACACACCATGCCGGAACACAGCACCAGCATTGTGAGACACAGCCGAAGTACCATCCACCCCACGAGTCACCGTGAGAGTAGTACCCGACACGTTAGTGACAGTCACAACCTCCTCAGAGGCCGTATCAGCATCAAGGATCGCAGTCCACGGAGTCTGGGCAGGAAACCCAGACAAGGCAGTAACCGTGATCGAGGTCGTTGAATTATTTGCGGAAGCAGACAACGTGGTTGCTACCGCAGTAGACGAGTAATACCTACGGGGCATCTATCCTACTTCCGATAGTGAATGGGCGTATTGAGGTTGTCACGGAACCTGGCGATCTCCTCAGCCAGACGCTGCTGATACAGCGCATACAAAGTCCTAGCCACATTCGAGGCAGAACCAATCTGTCGGCGCTCATCAAAGAAGCCTGCCTGCACAGAACTCGGATCCAGCAGTGCCACATCTATTGACGACACAAGTCGGGCAGCCGTCCCCAGAGCAACAACATCCCGGCACGATGCAGGAAAACCAGTCGTCCCCGTGAGCGTGTCCGACCCCGCCGACAGGCTCGTCGGCTCCTTCAAGAACCTCACCTGAACTGTCCTGCCAGGAACAATCGGATCCCATACTGTGATCGTCTTCCCCGTCGCGTAAGCGGAAGCAGCAGCAGACGTATCAGCCTGCCAGCGCCTCACTGTCTCCCAGCGGCCTGAAGGGCCAACCGTCTGCCAAGTCACCTGAAACACAGACTTCACAGTCGCAGGAATCGAGTAGGTACTCTTCGAGGCCAGGAACGTGAACGTCGTCACATCCTGAGCCTTCAGCTCCACACCCATCGACTGGATCGTGTCATTGATTGCACGCTTCACATAGTGGCGAGGGAACAGGGGATTGAACGTGACACGGGCGTTATCGCTGTGCGTAGTCGCAGTCGTCCCATCCACACCACGACCCCACGGCTGCAAAGACACAGCATTCGTTGTGATCGCGTCGATGTAGACAAGTTCATCATCAATCTCAGCCCGACCCATACCCAGGCGGGAACCGTTGTCCACATTGAAGGTGGTGGCCGTCCCATTCAGGCTACCGTTCAACGCAGTCACAGACTCCTGCGAACGCACATAGCCACGCAGCATGCTGAGGACATCATCCGTCAACTCATCAAACGTCGTCACAGGATAAACTCCTCCGTCACCGTGTAACCCAAAGCCACCAGCTCATCCTTCGTAGCGTCATCCAAGAAGTGATCCCTGCCACCACCCAAATAGACCTGGGCAGCAAGGGTGCGCTCCAAGTCAGGGTGCTGAACCTCAGACCACACGCCGTCTTCCCGCAGCAGTGAGATGCCCTCGTACTCCTTGAACATGCGCCACTGGTAGGTGTTGCGAGGAGTCCTGAACAGCCAGCCCTTACGGGTCACAGTCACCGTCCCGAAGTCGTTAGACGGATCCACGGGTCCAGGGATGATGAACACGGTGGCGATAGTGTCCGCATCCCCGAACAGTTCAGTCCCAGCAATCCCATCAGGGGACATCACTAGGTTCATGCTCGGGTTGCCTACGGCACCCGTAGAGGCAAACCCTGTGATGTTCATCGAGGTGAACGCTGTCGTCGTACCCAAGGCAGCAGAGGAACCGACACCTGAGACAGGGGCAGTCGTATTGGCCTGGGCCGTGCCGACTGCACCAGCAGAATCCAGCCCCGAAGGGGCAACGACCGCTGTCAGGGCAGGAGAACCCACAGCCCCAGAACCAGCAGCAATCCCATCCACAGACAGGGCAGCATTCACCTGGGCAGTGCCCACAGTGCCAGCAGCAGCAATCCCAGACACGGCAATAGTGGTGTTCGCCTGCGCTGTACCCACAGCCTCAGACGAGCCAATCCCGGTCGGGTAAACCGTCAGATCCAAACTCCAACCGAGGAGCAGGACCGGACGTTCAGTGATGTCCTGAATCTGGACAGTCACTCAGTCAACCCCTACAGGGAGAAAATCTTGTTCGAGCCGCTATCCCACACCACAGTAATGTCGCCACCGGCAGGCTTAATCGGGATACCCGTGCCCGTGTCAATCCACGCAATCAGACGCTGCGAGGACGAGGACACATCAGCGCCACCAGTCGAAGCAGACGACTGAAACAGCAGCAGCGCATGATCGCTTGCGCTAGACGCAGGCGTCGTGAACGTCACATCAGCCGCATCGAACACGCCATCAGTCACCGTCTTGCTAGTGAGCGCACCAGACGTAGCATGCAAAGTCGCACCAGCACCAGTCACCTCAGACACAGTGTTGTGTGCGGAAGAATATGTGTAACCCCGAACCAGGGCAACCTTGATAACCGCCGTGTCAAGATCAATGCTTCCATCAAGGAAGCCTTCCTTGGCCTTAGGGAAGACAGCGTTCGCCACCTGTACTCCTTAGAATTGAACTACCTGCCCCGTCTTAGGGCTGTAATGGGCACCGTTGCTGAAGGTGTTGTTTGTTGCATCAAAGGCAGCGCCTGCCTTCTCCGATATCTCAATCGCCTTACGGATATCGGGAGTCCTAGTTGTCGCAGGCTGAATCCCTGCCGACCTCGCGGTCTTGTACAGATCCAGTTCAGCCTGCTTGCCACGTTCCCTGGTCCGGTCAATGCCCAGGTGTGACTTACCCCAGCCCACTCGCAGAGAAGCCGATCTCAGGCAATCCCCATAAGAGGCATGGTCTTTTGTGATACATCCGGTCCTACAAGCCATACAGATAAATCCTTCCAACGCCTGTAGGGGCCACCCCCACTATTTGAGGTGACCCCTACAGGTTGATCAGTTAGATCAGGATGCGTTGATCGAGCTGGAAGACTCGATGCGCCAGAGCGCCGCCTCGCGGTAACGCTTCCAGCCCAGAACGCCGTACCAGCCCAGAGGGCGGTGACGCATGAGCTTGTCAGTCACAGGACCGACAATGGTGTGCGGCTCCTCCGCGACAGCCTCAGCAAGCGCCTGCTTGCCAACGATGATCGTGCGGAACACGCGAGCCGACGAAGAACCATCGGTAGCGTTGTACATGCGCGGCGTCTCAATGAAGTACGCGCCATCAATCGTACCGATGAAGCCAGGCCAGAAGTTCTCCGAAGCGTCGTACTTGTGGAGATCCTGGAAACCTCCACCCGTCGTCTCGCTACGAATATCGTGCGAAACCTCAGGGTGAATGTATGCAGCGTAGAGGCTGCCCTGACGCGGAACAGCAAGACCCGCACGCAGCTTCGACACACAGAAGCGGACATCCGTCAGAGCGATGGTGTCCGTCGCCTCAACCTGATTGGTTGCGGCAGGAGTGTCAGAACTGTCACGGGCGTAGCGCACATTGCTGCCGCCACGAAGTTCCGTCATGGCAACCGCATCAAGCGAGTCAGCCATGTTGTAAGCAATGATGTCAGCCGCAGCCGGGTCAACATCAGACAGCGAGAACAGACCCAGCTTGCGGGTGAGCAGGGCAGCATTGCCGTACTCGTTAAGGGTCACCGTCACCGTGCTGGTGTTGCTCAGGGCAACAGCATCAGGATCGACGTTCTCAGTAAGGGTCGAAGTTGCCTGAGCCAGATCAGCATAAATCTGGAAGACAACGGACGAACCCGGCATGGCCTGCTGCACAGGACGCTTATCAGCAACATCACGGATGAGCGGCTGCGAACGCAGGGCCATCTCAACATAGCGATCATAAGCGGACTGGATAAGGTTAGTCATGCCAGTCTGGTTGCTGATCGTAGCCGAACCAGTGTAGGTATTAGGCATAGTTGAGATTCACCACCTTTCGCGGTTAGTTGGACTTGGTCAGTACACCGGGGGACCGCCAGCGTTCTGAAACAGAATCCTGTTCAGCTCTTCTGGCGTCTTCGCAGCAGCAATCATTGCCAAAATCTGCGACTCGTCACCCACAGGTGCTTGTCCCGCGTTTACAACATCGTTGAACTGCTGATAGCCCTGGGGCACCTGAATGTCAGGCTGATTACCCATCTGCTCCTCGGCCTGCGATCCACCATTCACAGCCGCAGTGGGCTGGAACACATCGCTTCGGTCATCGAGCCAAGACGTAATCTCTGCCTCGTTACTCAGACCCTCAGGGATCAAATCAGCGATCTTCGGGTTGTAGCCACGCGAGGTGAGAACTTCCTGCACGCTGCGCTTACGAGATTCAACTCGGAAACCTGTCAGTTCCTGTTCGAGTTCCTTGATGCGACGCTGCGCTGCCTTGTGTGCTTTACGCACCTGGGTCATAGCGCCGTCATCGTAATCATCGAAATCGTCAGGCAGGTCGTACTCATGCTGGGCCATATGCCCTCACCCTCTTCTCATCCGTGGAAGTCGCCACCCACA